TCCGCCAATCATGTGAATGAGTCCAAAGCCATAAAATCCAAGTCCTGGCAGAAATTTAAAGTGGACAAAATATTGGATTTTGTTTTTCTTTAGATCATTGGGCGCGTAGTTCCTTCTAATAGAAAGAACTTTTCTACTACCTTCTTCAACAGTTACGATGTAAGGTAATTTTATTCCAGTTGGCTCACCTGTTGAGTCAACTTCTTCAAAACCTTCTAAGTCTAAATTAACATGACACTCTAGTAAAGTATATACCGGTTCATTTCTTCCAGTTTTTTTACTACCTTCAAGATCACGTTCTTTTTTTGCAAGTTCATCATTTGAGTCTGTACCTGGAGGACCTAAATCTACATCTTTGTAAAATCCTGCAACTTGTTGTTTTCTTAATTCGTTTTCTGAAATTTTTACTTTATGAATAATCGCTTCCGCATCGTCTAATGAGGTAGCCGTGTACGGAACGATTAATTCATCTGCTGGAACAAACTTAGATACAGCTCGTCCCATGTTTACATCATAGTAAATTTTTTTAAATGTTGATCCTGCTAATGGTAAATGAAATAACATAGAATCAAACTCTGCTTCGTATTCTTTCATTTGATCCATAATTAAATAATTCATAAAATCTTTTACACGTGTAGCCTGTTGTTCTGTTGCAGGATTTTTAGCACCAATAATTTGTGTTCTAACCGGTCCATCACTCGGTAATAATTCTTTGTAAGCCTGTGCTTGAAATTGTGTAACAGCCTCTGCCATTACTGGGTGTGTTGCACCTGATGCTCCTTGAAAAGGTTCTGTTCTGTTTTCGTATTTAAATCCTAATAAATCTAAACCTTGTATGTATCCTTGCTCCCACTCTTTTCTGGATGTTTTATAATCCATGTAATTTTGTGTCATCTCCATGCCTATTGGCTCAAGGATATCGTCTGGTAAAAGATCTGCTAAATTATCAAAATGACTTTCTGTTCCAGGTATATTAATTGCACCAGGTTCATAATCTATTGTCGCTCCACCATCTTCTTCTGGTATAACTTCAACTGGTCCTTTTGAATCTTGTTCTTGTTGTTCCTGAACAGCAACTTCTTGTACTTCCTCATCAGAAGGAATGTCAATCTTGTTTCTAGTGTTCGGGAGTCCTTTGTCTATTTCTGCCATATATACTCCTATTTATTCTTAACACGTTTCATTAGACCTTGCAACCCTTGTGAATTAGGTCCTGATTCTGGTGGTGGTCCTGAATCTATACCAGCTAATTTAGCAATACCTCCACCTGCCGCTTGAAATGGATCTATTGTCCTGTTACCAGGATCATAAAATCCTCTTTGTAAAGCTCGTTCTAATTTATCCTCTGCAAATTTTGCTTCTGCTTCTCTGTCTTTTTGTGCTGATGTTTCATACATATCAAGATCAAAAAAATCTCCAGTTGCCCTTTGTGGGTTTACTCTTAAAAATGGTTGCATAGTTTTTTCAACATCTGCTTCAGTTATTTTTTTACCAGGTCTTAAATTATTAGGATCTCTAAAATCACCAAGTTTATTAAGAGTGCTTAAATAACCATCGTATGTTTCTGTTAGTTTATCAGCTTTGCCATACATAGGATTAGCTGCTTTTAATTGTTCTTCCATACTTTTACCACCTATACCAAAAGTTAAATTAGAAATTATTTCATCTTTGTTTGCACCAGTTGCAAAATCTGTTAGTGCAAAAAATCCTCCTACCGCTATTTCTAGAGGTATACCTAAAGGACCAATGGCAAACTTTGCAACACTAGTTATAGCTCTCGCTCCTCTAGAAGTTTTAGCAATGTTGTTTATTTTATTTATATTTAGTTTATCTGCATTAGTTAAGTTAGATCCATTTTTAACTTTTTCCATACCTTTTCTAATACAAGTTACACTAGCGCCAGCATCAAAATTTATTCTACCACCTGTTCTTGCTGCTTTGGGTCCACATCCTATTACTGCATATTTTTTTAAAATATCTTGTTCTAATGCACCAACTTTACTCATAACTTCACCTGAAATCGGAACATTTTTTTCCTTTATTGTTTTTTCTAATAAGTACGGTAAACTTCTTCTAGAACCTTTTTCTATTCTACCTAGTTGAGTTGGAATGTCATCACCTAAGTTTGCATAAAATTTTTTTACTGCTAATTTCTTTTTAGACAAAGTATCTGCTGATTTAAAATCTGCATCAAAAGTTCTTTTTGCACCAGCCTCTGAAATATTCTGATCTGCAAAAGTTAACTGAACATTAAAAGGATTATTTTTAATTCCTTGAACGTGTTGAACATTAAATACACTTTGTCTAGACCCAGGTTGTATTCCATAAAATTTATTTATTTCTTTTGTTAAACCTTCTTTACTTAGAAACTCTCTTTGAGCATAAGGTCTAAAAACATCTTCTGATTTAAAACCACTAAATTTACTTATGTCTTCTTTTAAAGAATTAAATTTAAATTCATTTCCATTCTTATCAACTAAAATAATTTTTTCTGTTTCTGCTTTAGTATAATATTTTCCTTTTTCAGGAGTAAAATTTTTAAATTTTAAATAACCATCTTCTATTGATGCTGCTCTAATTAAATCGTTCCATAATAAACTTTTAGCAGTTTGAACTTTATGGTATTTTGGTCTAGTGCCTCTGCCTTCTTGTGTTCGTAGAGCAGCTTTTTCTCTTACACTTTCTAATTCTTCAGGAGACATTTTTTCAATTCTCTTTTTTAAATTTATTCTGTTTCTATCTCTTTTAAGAGCTTTTTTTTCATCAGATAAATTCTGGTATTGTTTTCTACTCGATGCACGTTTTCTTATTTCACTATCAGATAAATTCTGAGCTCTAAATTTTCTTAAATCATCTCCAAGAATATCTTTTAATTGTTTATCAGTAAAAGGGTTTGCAGTTGAGTCATAAGTTACACCTTCTAAAATAGAATATTTTGATGGTCTTAAAACTTTTGAATTAGGTTTGTAACCTACTTTTTCTTCGACTAAATCACTTAACTGTTGTTGACTTTTAAAATTAGTTCCTTTTTCTTCTACAATTTCTTTTAAAGCTTGTTTGATAGGCATTTTACTATCTTTAAAACCTATACGTCCACCATCAGCCATCCCTGGTGTATCGTCATCATACAGATCAATAACTTCTAATAAATTTTTCATTATTCACCTAACATTCCAGCAAGTCCACCTGATGCAAAAGCATTTGGATCCTCATCGGGAGCTGGTCCGTATTTTTGTTCTAGATATTCTGCCTGCTCAACTGGATTTTCATTTAATTTTTTAACTGAATCTTTTTTTCTTTTAGATGTTACAAATTCTTTTAATGTTGGTTTGTTATCTCCTTTTGCAAGTATTTTTAATTTAGTTGTATCAGACATTAATTCATCAACACTATTTACAAGATTCTCTCCATCGAACTCCATGTCACCATCTGGGTTCACGACTCGTGGCTCTGGTTCTACTGCATAAAATTCAGCTGATGGATTTGGATCGCCTTGATCAGGTAAAGGTTTTTTGTAAACTAAATCAACAGATTGTT